CATTTTTCTTCCTTGAGCTGCAATTTTTAAACCTCTTTCATCAGTTAGCGCAGCAATGTCAATCATTGCTTGCTCTAATGAAGTTTCGTTTAAGTCTGCCGCAGTAGTTAGTTCATTTTGTTCTGTACCAGACACAATTACGTGTGCTAGTGAACAAAGTTCTAAACCATCTCCGCCAGTGTATGAACTGTTAAACGCTCTGTTAAGAACATTTGCTGCTTTAACTTGTTTAGCGTTAGCCATTGATCTAGCTAATGCTTTTGTATAACGAGAAGAAATTCTGTCATACAAATTGTCTTCAATTGCTTCTTCAGTAATTGAAAAAGCTAAAGCAAGTGTTTCATGCGTGTAACGAGCTGTGAAGGTTTCCGTTGCGGCGTCATAGTTAATACTTGACCCCTCAGGTTTAACCCCAGCATTTCCAAATCCAGATAACATAACTTCTTCTTCAAAAGCTCTGTCTGAATTTTCTTTGCTAAAGATTTCTTCATGCTCATTTGCATAGTTTTTATATTCCAGGCCGAATAGTGCATTCAATCCTGGCTCTAGTTCTTTTACTAGTTGTGCTCTTGATATTGCCATAATTTATACTCCTATATACCTGTTGCGAATGTAAATACATGCTCTTCTTGGTTAAACACAGCGTATGCGTTACAGTTAGCTGTACTTGTATCGCTGTTATCGGGATCTTTTGATACTCCGATTTGTTTAAGCCCTGAAGCCGTAGTTCCAAATGAAGAAGTGTCTAGTTCCTGAGTCGATTGACCAGTAGTAGTACTTCCTGCAACACCTACAAAGTTCCCTGTCGCAAAATTCAGGGCTGCTGTGCCAGTTTCATCGTGTTGTGCTTCAAACACAATGGTTGGATCCATGTATATAGTAGCTACTATGTCAGCTGCTGCTGTGCTAGCTGGATAGTATGCTTTCCATGTTGGTTTACTTGTTGTTGGGTCGGTATAAAACACACCGCCGAAAACACCTGCTTGTTGCACGTCTCCGACTGTTGCTGCTTCAACACCGCCTGCTGTTACTGCTTCAACTACTTGACCAGTATAAATCGCTGTGTCATAGTTATTAGCAATATTAGCTTCTTCTGCTCTGATTTGTCCACCCGTAAGAGATCTTACAGGTCTGAAACCAAAAGCTGCGTCTTGATTTGCCATATTTTTTCTCCGTTATTCATCTTACTTTACGTAAGATGAATGATTAGTTTAATTCGTTGGATTTAGGAATCGCTAATAAATTAGTTCTTCTTTGTTCCACCGAAGGTTACACGAGTCTGCCTCTCACTATTGATAGGCATACTTGGGTGCTGATCCTTCAGAAGATCATTATCAATCGCGTCGTCTTTGTCTTGAGTTATTTTATTAAAATACTCATCGCGCGATTTAACAAGTTCTGTCGATATCCTAGCCAGCAATAGGCCGCCAACTCCAATGACCCCTTTGTGTTTTCCTTCGCTCAGTACTGGATAATCTTGATCTGGATATTCATCAGCTCTTACAAGCTCGTATCCTGATCTCAATTTGCCTGCCATGTTCTTTGTATCATCAAAGCCCATTGACTCGGCTCTTATCCACCTATGATGGTATCCATCTGGTGCAAGGGGTGCATCTAAAGATGATGGTGGAGTCCAAACTGTTTTTCGAGAAGTTTTTTCTCTTGTTTGACTCGCACGGGAAGTTTTTATTTTATCTGTACTCATATGCTTTACGCCTCCTTCGTGAATTGTTTTTGTTTCGCATATTCTTCAAGTGGCACACCTAATTTTTTAGCGATTGCTACCTCTGAGGATGTGAGTCTCACAGTATTGCGACCAGGTCTTACACTTCGCGTCGCTGACGCTACTGTTTGTGTAACTTTTGTCGATTCCTTAGGTTCAGTTCTATCAAATTTATGTGGGAAGTCAACACGTATTCTTTTATCTACTTCAGCATAATATTCTTCCGAATTTGGGTCAAACCCCTCTTGTTCTGTTAGTTTTTTATGTAAGTCAAAAGCAGTATACGTCATAGCTGAATCTGCTCCAAACCATGGATTTTTTTCAGCCCATGCTTCTGCTTTTGGATCTGCTGGAGGTGTTTGTAAAGATTGATCTAAGGAAGGTGTTCCTTTTGATAGTTTCATTCTCTCTTTAGTTTCTTCAGCGTGTGATTTTAAAGCGGCAACTCTTGTTTCTTCAACACCAATTTGAGCAATCATTTTCTGCGCGTCTACTTCCGCATTAATATCATTTGCTTCTCTTGCTGCTGCAAGTTTTGCTTTAGCTGCTTCTAATCCAGCTGTAACCTTATCCTCCATTGCACTAACATAACTAGGTTCTAATTTTGTTAGTCTATTTTTCAAATGAGAAAGTTCTACTTGACCACCTCTGGCATAATTTAAAGCGGCGTCTTTTTGCCTTTCAGCTTCTCGCCACTTTTTAGTCAGTTTAGAAATTCTTTTTTGAACACCCTCACTATATTGTTCTAGTTCCTCTTCTTTTTTCTCTTCTACTTTTGGTTCTTGTTTCTCTTCACTTTTTTCTTGTTTGCTATCCTGAACATCAGACTCGACATCAGATTTCTCAGATGTGTCATCGGACTTAGGACTGTCTTGAATAGTTTCATCTACAACCTCTATATTTTCTGTTACTTTTTCTTCTGGAAGCTCAACGTCAGCTCCAGGTCCTGATGTGTCTATATCTACTGTTTTTTCTTTGTCTGGCATAGTTCCTTCCTATGTTAAATATTATGAAGTACGGATTCTGGATTTTGAATTTTACCCAAAACCTCATCATCATTTAATAAACGTACTTCACCGCCTTCGATGGGTAGTCTTGATCCTGCGTATCGTGCAAAAACAACCCAATCACCTTTTTTGCACCACGGTCCCGTTGGATATTTTTCTTTGTCGTAGTAGGCCAACGGACCTACCTTTAAAACATAACCGCAATTAGTTGCGATACGTAATTTCTCTAATGATTCTTGCGCAATTAAAATTCCACCTTTAGTTTTTTCTTTCGGTGTGAAAGGTAAAACTAAAAGTCTCCAACCTGATGGATCAGGTAGTTGTTCTTTTTGCTTTTGAATATTTTCTGGATTTAGAGGTTCTCTTTCCTCTGATGTATACTTATCCGTTAAGGCGTTCCTAAGTTTTGGAACTTCCTTTTCCGATGTCGATAACATTTCCTTTTTCATCTTTTTGCTCCTTAGCTTTTAGCAGGTTAGAGATTTCCTGAAGCGCATACTGATATGCACGTGCTTGTCCTAACATATAGTTGTATTTCTCCATATTGTCAATACCACCACTAATCATAGTGTCACCAACACGTTGGAGATTTTCTTGTAATAATTTTTGTAATTTAGCAACAACTACTAATGGATCCACTTATACTAGTCCTTTATAATATTTCTTATACGATGGATTTGATAGATTTACTCCACCATATTCACCTTGAATACTTTTACCAATATATCCACCTTTGTTAAGTTTTACTCTTCCACCTTTTTTATACTCTTTCTCCCATCGCTGTGCGATTTCAGGGTGGTTAGCGTGCATATATCGTCTCTGTTTTTCTGACTTAAAAGGCATTAATCTTTCCAACCGCCTTGGGGTCTTTGAGAACCAGTATGCTTATCCTTTTTAATTCTTCCCATTCCTCTTATCGATTCAGGATCTGCTTTAAAAGAAGACAAATGTATTTTTTTTTCTCTTTTCTTTTTTTCATATTCTTTTAATCCTTTTTCTCTATCTTCTTTACCAATAAACATTATTTTTTTCCTTTACCACCGTGAGCTTTTTTGACTCTTGCACCACTTTTAAAACCAAGCGGTCTAACAGGCGCAACACCTGGTTGAGCGAGTGGTCTAGCAGGCGCAACACCTGGTTGAGCGAGTGGTCCACCGAATTGTTTTCCCACTCTTCCCCCATGACTGTATGTTGCTATTTTACTTCTTCCTTTTATTTCTTTTCCTGGCATTATTTTTTTCCTCCGTTTCTAAATATTTGTGTTCCCTTTATACCAAATATGCTGGCACATACAAGTATCCATAAATTTGTAAACCATGAGGGAAGCGCCTGGAAATGTTCAAAGAACACTTTTATCTTCTCCATAGCCGCAGGATCATCCGACCAGACTCCCCATGCCAAAATTATTATGGGCAATGTGAGAATCGCCAAAACTACCTCGTCCTTATAGTCGTTTTGCCGAGCCTCTAAAAGTTTGCCCTGGTATTGTTCTTCGCCGCTGGCCATCTTTCGCGCATGCATGTGTTGT